TACCGCTGATGCTGCTGAAACAATTACTTTTGATAGTGCTGGTTTAAATCAAGCGGTTGCTCAAAACCAGCGAGGTATCTTTGTTTATAGTGGAACAGCATGGCTTAAAATTTATGTAGGAAGTTAAACCTAAATTTCCTAAACCTTAAAGGATACTGAAATGAAAATAACTTGTTCGTGTGGATTCAAAGGAAAATTAAGCGATTTGTTAACAGATGATGATTGTCATAGAATTTATTTTTGCCCGAAATGCAAACTCTACAATGGGATTAACTTTTCTAAATCTTAAAGGATTATGTCTATGGCTCCAGCAGAGGAAATAAAACTATTAGAGGCTGTAAATAATATTCACGCTACAATGAATCGTAGCTTTGAAAAAGTTTATAAAAAAATAGATGAGAAATTTGATTTATGTGATGACCGATTACAAAAGGTTGAAACTGATATTGCTGTAAAAAATGCAGTAAGAAAGGTTCAAAAAGAATCTTCTGACTTCTGGCGATGGATTATTAGGAGTGTTACCGTTGCGGGGGCTATTTCTCTTATGTTTATTGCTGCTAAGTTGTTTATATTTGGAGCTAAACTATGATTGAATTAATGACGCCTCAACTTTGGGAAGCTATCCGGCATTTTCGCCCTGACTCTAAGCTGGACAAATGGGGAGACCCTTTCAAAATGAGCTCCCGATTGATATTTGCTTTGGATAATCTCAGAGAATATGTCGGCAGACCGATATATGTGCATTGTGCCTGGGAGCCAAGAGGTAGCGGTTGGCATCCTTCCGGCAATGCAGTTGATGTACATATAAAAGGCCTGCATGTGGTCGATCAATTTTTAGTTGCTTCCAAATTTGATAGTTTTAACGGCATAGGTGTTTATCCTTGGTGGCGAAGTCCTGGATTACATCTTGACGATAGACCACACAGCACAAAGTTACAGGAAGATTCAAGATGGGGAAGTACCAAGGCTGGTGTTTATGTGGCTTTAAGCTGGAAATTTTTAAAAAGTCTTAGGTGATGAAATGATAGAACTTCGTCCAGGTGATATATTCGTCTCAGAAAATCCTTCTACCATCTTACGCTTTTGTATTATGCACGCTCAGAAAGCGCTATCAATGGATGGCAAGTCTAAGTATGGCCATGCAGGAATTATCATTGATAATACTGGCAAAACCTTTGAATCAGGTATTCGCATTCCTGATAAACATGGGGTGAGAATCGGGTATGGCAATCTATTTGATGACTATCAGGACATGGAAGTTATGATACTTAGGCATGAGAAAATGACAGAAAAATTATTCAAGAATGCTTTTGTTCCTTTAGCTATGGAATATAATAAAAAGATATATCCAATGTGGAGATTGCCTCTGATGCTTACACCTGTTTTTGCAAGGAAGTTACACTTTACAAACCTGGGGGTATGTTCCGAGATAGCTGCTAAACTTCTTTTTAATGCTGGATTACTACCTCAATGGTTATCAGTATTTCCAGATATGATTGCAGATTGGGGGCATCCTATTTATGGTATGAAAGGATTTAATATAGTTTGGGAAGGTGTTATTGTTTAAGAGCATTCAATAGTTTTGACTGTGTAGCATCTTTATCCTTTAAAACTTTAACAACTCTTTCATCAATAGTATTTTTCATAATCAAGTGGTTTACAATTACACTTGCACTCTTTTGTCCCTGTCTAATTAGACGGCCATTTAATTGTTTATAATGCTCTAAACTCCACGTTAATCCAAACCATAACATTATATGCCCCCCAGCTTGTAAGTTAACACCGTGTCCTAAACTAGCTGGGTGGCATAATAATAATGGAAGTTCACTGTTATTCCATGCTTTTATAAATTTATTAGAATCTGCATTACTTGTTCCTCCAGATATACATGGAATTGATTTATCAATAAACTCTCGTATCATTCTCAATTCAAATTTAAACTGTATAGGACATAGAATTGGTTGACCAGCAGATGTTTCTATGAGTTCCTTAAGAGCATCTATCTTAATCTGGTGTAAAGGATAAAAACTACCATCTTTTAAATCAGTATATACTGCCCCTTGAATGAACTGCCGCAACTTCATAGAAAGTGCTGCAGCATTAAAAGCTGTAGCATCTGCACCAACAAACTCTAAGAAAAAATTATCCTCAAGTTGCTTATACTTATCTTGCAATGGTTTAGATAATACCAAAGGAATATCATTGTAAATAGTTTTTGGCATTTTCAAATAATCATTAGCATCTAACCTATAAGTTACTGGCTTAATTCTATCTCGGATCATTTCATATGATCCATTGCGTAAAGAGGTTTTATATAGTGGTGGTCCACTGTAATGAAAGAACGTATTAATAAAACTGCTAAAAGAAGTAAATAACCTATCACCTTTGTCAAGCATAAAATATTGTGCCCATAATTCATGGTATCCATTTGGTGCAGGAGTTGCAGATAAACAATATCTATAGTTACTCCACAATGGCATCATCTTCTTAAGAAGCTTAAATCTCAAAGTCTTTGGTGACTTAATCATAGATGACTCATCAAGAATAAGAATTCTCTTTTGCCACTTAACATTGGGTTCAAGAACCTCTTTGGAGAACCACTTTAACCCATCAAAATTTATCAAAAGTATATCTGCCTTTGATCTCCTGAGGACGTTTCTTTTATCCGGACCATGGATAATATCATAAGTTAATTTTGGTGTCCATCTTTTAATTTCATCTGGCCAAGTATTATAGATAACTCTTAATGGTGCAAAGACAATAGCTTTTTGTTTTAACCGTTGTATTATTTTTAAAGCCACCGCAGTTTTACCAAGTCCCAAATCCATCGCGAAGAAAACAGCTTCCTTCTCAATTCCAAACTTTACCGCTTTCTTTTGGTATTCATGTAACTGAAACTCCATTGGAATATATTCCTTTATTGGGTTCGTTTATTATCTTACTGAATCCTTAAAGCGTCTTTAAAAATGAGGTATATAACTATATAGGCCTCATATATAAAGTCGTTTATGATCGTCTCAGTATATTACTTTTGTTCGTGTAAGTCTTTATTATCGTTTAAAAATAATATCTGAGACGTTTTTAATTGATACAAATCAATCCTCATCCTCAAGTTCAGTTGCGCTACCAAAGGAAGATATATGACGACCTTTCAGATACTCTAGAACAGAATCAACATGATAAAGAATACATTTGCTTGTTGGTTTAATATGGTCAATAAATGCTTGCTTACCAGTTATATGATTACTGCGGAGATCACGAACTCTTTTGGTATCGACATTCAACAACTCTGCCAATTCTGCTTCAGTTATATACTCCTCTTTAATTTTATCAATTGCTCTCATTTGTACCTCCATTAATCATCAAATTTAAAACTGTAGTTTATCATTATTATTCCAAATCGATTAGTTTGCTTGAATAAATATATGCCAATTTCACTGATTATACACAATAATGCCCCTGTTACTGATAACCAAAGACTTAAAAATGAATATAGGATTGACCTCATTTGTCCTCCCTAATTCCTTCAAAGTTAGCATGACGGAAGTTGCCTCCATCTGTTAGTTCCATATAGGAAACTTCAATACACTTGCCAAGTATTAGTTTTGGGTTTTCCCAAAAGTCTTTTCGCTGTTTATCACTCCAACCTCCTCCAACATCATTGCGACCATTGAAGTCAACAGTTGCTCCACCCATTTGACCTAGATACTTACCTTTGCCTTCATATACACTTATAACTACCACATCTTTGTTTTCTTTTGGTTTTATTTTCATCCAATCATAAGAACGTGTACCTTTGTATTCATAATCTATTGGCTTAATAACTGCACCTTCATATCCAACATTTCTGCATGTTTGATAAAATTCAAATACTTCATCTTCAGAATGAAGAATTGTATGGGGAACTTTTATTACATGATCCCCAATAAGGTGAATATCATCTATCATTATAAGGCGTTCTATAAAAGATACTTTAGCTGTTGGTACTTCAAAAATTCTGAATTCAGCATTCAAAGTAAGGTTATCATTTCTAATTAACCCTGAACTTTGTTGAAATGTAAGTCCTGGAACTATTAGTTCACCATCAAGTTCTTCTCTAATAGACATAAGTTCATCAGTTAAATGAATAAGACCTTTATATGGATGACCTTTACGTGAATAAAATATTCCATTTTTAAATTTTGCTCTTACACCGTCAATCTTTGGAGAACCAAAGCATGGGTATCTTACACGGTTTTTCTCAAACAGTTTTGCAAGCATTACATCATGAGTTGGTATAAGTCCTGGGAATATTTTATTAATAGTTTTTACACCCACACCCATCCGTAAGTCCTTATTTATAATCATATCCAATAATCTACTAGACTTATATGTTAATTCATTTGTATGTGCATTAATAGCAAATTGGGCATCATTTCCCGTTATTTTACGGTTAGATAGTGCATCTAAAAGAATCCAGGTTTCTTTATCAAATTCTTTTGTTCCACCAAAACCCCCCTTTGATTCAGTTATGTGATACATAGTAAATGGGTCATAAGCGGCAAGTAAATACTCTTTAACATCAGCTCCCCTCAAGAGTTGCTGCTTACTCAACCCACTTGCATCAGCAATTTTAGTAAAAATATCAAAAGCATTATCTGATGATATCATTTAGTTCCTCCTATAAACATTTAGTGTACCCTAATATAAAAGCTATTAAAATTAACCAAGGACTGAAATGACTTTACCTTTTCCCCAGTATCATAAGTATAGTCAATAGGAATACATATATTATAAACATTCCAATTCCTCCTTCCACATATTAATTAAAATGTCAACCATTTCTTTGGAATCAACAATAAGTACTTCATGACCAAGACTTCGTAAATACTCTATAACTTTCCATTGTAATGGTGTTGGTCTCTTACCCAAAGCTTTGCATTCGACATATTTTGTCAAGCCTTGCGGGAGACAACAAAGCCTATCAGGAATAGATCGGTTTGAAGGGGATGAAAACTTATAAGCTTTCCCTCCAAGTTTAACTACTTGTCTAACTAAATAACCTTCAACTTCTTTCTCAAGCATATTACTACCTCAGTTTATGTTATTGCATCTTTTGCTCTTTTAATATTATAATACCAGAAGTAACTTCTAGATAATATTCTTCAAGTTTAGATCTTTTTTTGACAGTTAAAACTCTAACAATACAATCTGATTTAATAACAATAGGTAAATCAAAAAAATTATTCTTTGACAGATCAAGCATTTGAATACCTGTTTGCACATTTTTAACAATACAACCACTTTTAAGTTTATAAATTTTTGACTTGTAGAATGTATCTACATCATCTTCACGAGTCACATAAATACTTCCATCTGACAACTCAATCTGAAATAATCTACCCATTTAAACCTCCTTTTTTAATCCATTCATCCATTTTTTCTTTAGACCCACGGCATGCCATAGGTGCTTCCATATACATAAATTTAGCAATATCAAACATTTTAATAGTATTAATTTCGTCAGCTATTGCAAAACTATCTACAAGTTTATCTTGTATAACTGCCGTTAAAAAATTACCTGGACATATACCTTCTTCAATATACCGTTTCATGCCTCCTTTAATGTGTTCTGGTAATAATTCGTAATTCATTGTATCCTCCTTTCCTCCTTTTATATTTTTCTGGACATTGTCCCATTTCATATAACCGACAAATTTTTATACCATTTCCAATGAAAGGGATAAAGCATTCTCTGGTATAACATTTTTCATCTCTCACTTGATATTTCTTTTTCTCGGATTTTTTCATTATTTTCCCTTTTATTATAAATGATGGTTGCTGAGGGCAGGATTTAAACCTGCTATGCTCTGATAGAATAATGAATAACATGTCAACGTCCTTTTACTGTTTTATTCTATTTTTGCTTCTACAGATGACAAGCCGGTAACAAGTATTACCTCATTCGACACTTATCAATTCCGCCACCTCAGCAATTTGTTATATTCTTTTTTTCTCTTTACCCTTATCTATATCGGCCTGTGATAAGTCCTTGTTGCAACTACAGGGTTCACTTGGATAGCCACACCACGAACTATGACTTCTTTGTGGTTTATCATAGTCGCAACAACAAGGCTCATTAGGGTAAAAACAGTAGTTTTTGTGCACGCTATTTCTCCTTAAACTGGTTTAATCTCGCTCATGAAATCGAGATCGTTAGTAAGCTTCCATTAACTATTATAAATATCATTCCCATAAATTTTCTTCTTTTTTGTTTGATACTGGGAGCAAAATTCGAACTTGCAAATAAGAGTGACTCTTTGTGTATACCCATTTTCCACCATAATCACATTTTCCGGTATCTTTTCTCAACAAATCCCTCTGCATTAAGAGGAAGACCTTTTGCCCATTGGGGTACTTCACACATCAGTTTATAAATATTATTTAATGTTTCTTCTTTATCACAATCCTCAGGAATCTCTAAAATGATTTCATCATATACTGAACCTATGATTTTATATCCTGCTTTCTCCAAAGTTTCTTCACCATGAAATAATAAGTCTCTTGACATTGCTTGGACTATGTTTTCAACTAATCTTCCAGGAATTATACTTAACCTCATCCATTTTTTTGTATATGGATTAATTCCAAATGCAGATGGTTCAAGTCCAAACTTACCTTCTGTAATAAGTGGTTTGTTATAATACATATTTCTTCCTGATGGTAAAGTTAATTGTAACCATCTAGTTTTGTTTCTATCGAGAACTACTTTGTATGTAGCATATGATGCTTCAAAAGCTGTTCCAGGGTATGTTATAGCGTTTATTGCTGCATCTTTACATTTATACCATAACTCAACAACTTTATGATACTTAGTTCTATATGCATTAACTGCTCTTTGAGCTTCTTCAGGAGTCAATAATAAATCATTTTTCTCTGCATAACCTATAAATCCTTTTCCTCCAAGGCCATACCCACAACCAAGAACCAATTGTTTACCAAAATATCTTTGTTGACTATTTATATCTTCATATGGTATTCCGTATAAGTCAACAGCCATATCAATATACTGATCTAGGTCTTCACGAAATAACTGTAAAGTTTTTTCATCTTGAGCAAGCCATGCAAGACCACGATTTTCTATTCCTGTATAGTCAGCTGCACCTATTAGTTTTCCTTTGGAAGCCTTAATCATAGCTCTAACTAAAGATTTTGCAACATTTACAGGATTCTTTTCAATAACACTTAAGTCAAAAAATCCTTGTATAAGTTCCTGAGCTTCAGTTTCTGATTCAGCACCAACCTTTGATCTAGGTAAATTATACAATTGAAAACCCATACCTGAATCTCTACCAGTATTAGCCCCATAATAACGGATATTATCATATATCCTGCCTTTATGCTCAAGTTCTATAATTTTTAAATACTTGGCAGTTGAAGATCTACCGAGTTCTTGCCTAAGTTCTAATACAGTTTTTACATCATCAGTAAGATCAACTCTCTTCAGTAGTTTAATAACTGTATCAGCTTGTAAATTGGGAGTTATAAGTCCTTTAGACTTTAACCATTTAACTATGCGTTGGTTTTGAGTAGCTTTTGTTACTTCACCGTTTGTTAGATCTGGCAGTGATTTATTTTGTTCTTCTTTATAAACCTCAGTTACTCTATAAATTTGTTTTGCAGATTCAATATCAATAGGTAATCCACGATTATTTTTTTTAACTGTTCGTTCCCAATGCCTTTGCTCTTCATCTGATAATTTAGAAGCAGGTAAAGCGTTTAACATCTCATACATTGTATCTATATCACGTTTACAATACTCATGTAACTCCATTAAGTCCATATGAGTATATTTAAACGGTGGACAACATATCAATTGAATTAGTGCTTTACCCCTTGGATTTTTTTGAATCTTAAGTTTAAGGTCTTCACCTGCTTGAGCAAGGGATTGATGATATGTGAACCTTCCACAAATAGCCATAACATCAATCCATTGACCAATAGGTAACTGTGGAAATCTATATTTAGAACCGAGAATATTCCATACTGCTAAATCAAATTGTGCATTAAAGGCATAAAGCTTATGTGAGTCAAGAGATTTCATAAATTCGGGAAGTTGATTACCAGGAACCCACAATTGAGTTGGTTCATTACCAACTTTATATCCCATACAAATTATATCTGCTTCTTTACCAGCTAAATAATTCTTCCGTCCATGTTTAGCTAAATCAACTTCGCTTTTGGTTTCAAAATCAATTCCTACCAACGGCATAAGTTCTCCTAATGTTGTGGGGCTCCGAAGAGCCCCACAAGTTAAGGTTTATTCCAAATCACCTGAAGCTTCATCAGTTTCTTCAGTTGCTACTTCTGCATATTCTGCAAAAGCATCCTCAGCTTTCTGACGGCCATCAAGACGTTCACCTTCCTTAACAAGCAAAAGGTTGTTAAGACCAACACCTATACCCCTATTACCTGCTTGATTATAAGGGAAGAAGTTAATATCTGCACGTCCATAACAACCGCTAAAGAAATCTTCTGGATCAAAGATTGGAGCAGGTGGTCCATCTACCTGAACTTTAACCACACCTGGTTTGTTCACAGATGAAGAGTTCAAGAAGAAACATCCTTTATATTCTGCTCCTCTATTTCCGTTGTCAAATTCTTCATCACCATCACGAAGTGGAAGACGAAGTCCGGAAATTTGGGCTTTGGTAAACTTATTAGTGTCAAGACCCTTCTGAACTGCCGTATTAATTGCTGTTTGTACAGCCTTAACTCCAGCTTTATCACTTTTTGAAATAAGAATGGAAGCTGAATATTTAAGGTCTCCTGAAGGATTAGCCTTTGGTTCAAATGCATTGAGGTAACTAAACCTCACTAATGTCGTTATCATTGGTTCCTTTTCTCCTTGTCTGTTTGACTGTTATTCGTTTTTGAGTGTTTCTGCAATTTTATTCTTAATATATTGCCGAAGACCATTTACGGACTTATCAATTTCTTCCAATAGATTGGCACTATCTTCAATATCCTTCTCTATAGCCACATCTAATCGGATAGATTCATATGGAGCGGACTGACAAGTACGGCCATAAGAAACTCTTACTCTTCTGTTAGCCATTTACATCACCTCCTTTAACTATAAAATATTAGTTCCTTCTACACCGCGTTTAACTCTTTCATTTGTCCTATGATTTAACCAAAGTATTGCTTCCTCAATCTTTGTTAAAGCAATAGCATTTTCACGGCAAGCGTATTCACCTGCTTGAAATGATTGAAGCCTATCAATTACAATAGCAAGTAAATCTTCTTGACGGCAACCATTAACACCAAATTCTTTGACTAGTCCATTTTGGAATCTAATGTATCCAAACTCTTCTGCTAGTTCATCCATTTTAGCATTTGCTCTACTGATATAATATTCATGACATGCTCCACCTTGTCCCGGTTCATCTCCAACAGAAATCTGTGTAAAATTAGCTATTCCAATATTTATTTTTCTCATCACTACTCCTCCTTTATTTTACTATACCCTTTTGCTATTCTCTGATTATTGTTCCGCATTATAGTACTAAACATTGCATCGATTCCTTCTGGTAAAATATTAAAAATTTCACATATCCCTGCCAAAAAAAATATACAATCTACAACTTCTCTTATTACATTATAGAGATCAAGGGTCTGATCTTCTATGGGTCTCCATGGTTTCCAGGGAGCGCTATTTACTAATTCAGCTATTTCCTGATTTAGTGCCAATGCAAAGTCGCGAAAAGCTATCATCTTTTCTTCTTCAGTAGCCTTACTGAAGTCATACCCTAACCTTTTGTGATAATCCTTAATATCATTGAACATTTTTATTGTGTCCATATTTAATCCACGCTCCTTTCCATAACTCCTTTGCTTCAGAATGCATGTGCTCCTCTAAAAATACAATCCTTTTACAAGGGGTATTCATTATCATTTTGATACATGCCACACATGGACTCAAAGTTGTATATATTGTATGTATCTGTTCCGGAACTTTACATTGTATTAATGCATTTTGTTCTGCATGAGCTGAAGGACATCTAGCTATATTATTAAATACTTCTTTCATGCAAAGTCCAATATCAATACAATGTTCATGTCCTCGTGCAGCTCCATTATAACCAGTTGTAATGATTTCATTTTTATCATTTATAATAACACAGCCAACTTGCTTATCTAAACAAGTGCTTCTTTCAGCAAGTACTTGTGCTATTTTCAGATAACATTCATCCTTTGATATTCTTGTTCTTATCATCATTGTATTCTTTTCCACAAGTCATAAAAGACTGATTACATTTACCATCAATATAACATGGAGGACCAAGTATTTCTGCAAACTCAGGCCACCATTGCTGTACTAAAGAAAGTACTTTGTCACAAAAGATTCTTATTTCGGTGACATTACGTAAACACATTCTTAACCGCATAAAGTTGTGCAATGACCGAGCATTAATAGTCCACATTAAGTTAACAGCCTTAGCATTTGGTAAAACTTGTCTGGCTTCTTCTTTTGGTATACCCTCTCGGATTTTCTTTTTATAAATGGCATTCAAAAATTCAAACGTTTTCATAAAATCAATATCATCAATTAGATCAGCATGAACAATGTTATCATATTCAGCATAGTCTTGATAATGTTGACTTGAAGAAGTAAAAGAACTTATTCTATGCCGAGTAATTTGTGCTAACCAGGACCTTGAAGCTCCCAAAATTCTAAAACTAATTACAGCATGTTCAACTGTAGAAGAATGTTCAGCTTGAAACAAAAACTTTAATACTTTTGCAGATACATTATTATTTTTATTAGAAGCTAAGATGGAAATATCTTTCATAGTATTATCCAAAGCTTCTCTAATTTGTGCTCCTGGATTAGGAGAAGCCCAAATCACTTCAACTTTTGTGTCTTCATAAGACTTTAATTCCATTTGCCTTCCTTTCAAACCAAAACATAAACATTAGGTTACATGCAGCATGAAGTATATGAGGTAATCCTGATTCTTTATCCAAAAGTTCACCCGTTTTCCATACTAATAAATGCCTCATAACTGCTCCATAATATCTATCTTGTGGATCTTTTAAAGTTTGCCAATTATTTGGTCTATATTTTTTAGCACCAAAAGTCAGAACCTCACCTATTCCACTAATAAAGTTAGGATCAATCAAATCTAATCTATTTTTATCGTTATCTAACTTTTTACCCATAGATTTCTCTCCAGATAAAAAGGCCGCATATTACATGCGGCCTTTTTGATTTAACTAAATGAGTGACTAAGACTTTTCATTTACCCCTGATTTTTGTCTTTACCTTTTTTTTTACCTTTTTTATTCTCGAATACTTCATCTTCAAATACATTAACTTCCTCGGTTACTTCAGGAGCTTCATCAAGTGCGCTCATAGGTGCAACTTCTTCAGGAGCTTCTTCAACAGGTGTAGCGGCAAGAATTTCTTCGGCTGCTCCAAGTTCAAGTTCAGCAATTTGAAGTTCTGCATCAGCTTTAACAAACTTCAATTCATTCAATTTGTTTTCTTTGTCAGCTTCATAGCGTTTTTTTGCACTATCAAACGCAGAAACTGCTCTTGTGGACCTTTTTTCTGCTTGTTCAACACGCCCAGCCGGAGTAAGATTTTTTGTAACCGAAGTTCCTGATTCCGCTTTATGAGCGTCCCACTCTTCTGCCGAAACAATCTTAAATGTGCCATCCTCTTGCTTCATAGGACAGTTACCCATCATCCTCATGTAAGTAAACTGTGATGCAAGTCCTTTTTCCGTGGTTCCTGTCAATGTAAGCAACGAATTTTTTGTTGCTCCACCTTTTTCAATTGCTACTTTGATGTCATCTCGCATTGCCATAAATAAATCCTCCAAGTTAAAAATTTTGTGAAATTTAATTGCCCATTGCAATCATTTATAAACTATTATACAGTTTTAAATACCAAAAGTAAATGCGCAATACTAAAAGTTACTCAGATATGTCTGCAAAAACGTTAATAGCTTTGGATTCAACTTGTATTGCTGGACGGCCATCTGTTTCTGGGACCATAGTGATTTTTCCTTCTGGTGTTTCATAAAGTTTTTTGAATGCATCATTCTTTTTGAGAGTTCTAACCTCTTTTTCAAACTGACTTGGTGAACGAAGTTTAGATGTGAATAACTCTTCAATAGATGTATTCTTAGCTAACCAAGTTACAGCATCATTTTCATTTACCCACGTTCTATTAGCTCTGCCTCTAATGAGCTTCATACCTGGAATATCATTTCCTTTTTCCAGTTCTGTTTGTAAATAAAGCCTTATACTGTTAACAGCATCCTCTACCAAAGGAGCTAGTTTAAGCAAGTTGACTAAGTCTTCTGTTGACGGACATGTAGCAAGTTTTTCTTTGGCGTTGAAGAGTTTAATTGTTGTTTCATGAGCAAATGTTATTCGTATTTCACAATGATTTTTTGCTTCACACCATCTACACTGATCTATTCCAGGATTAAATTGATTAACTCCTGAAGAATGACATTTATTAAGTGCAACAGCAAGAATGCTGTGAACCCAGTTATACAATTCATGAATTGAAAGTTCCCATGTATCATAGTGATCAATAGCTGGTTGCACAACATGAAGAGTAATTGTTTGGACATTTGTTGGCCATTCAATAGCACCAGCAGCATATGCTAGTAATTGAGGATTTTCTTTGGCGTAAACTGTAACACCAGCACCAAATTTCCAATCAAAAATATCTACATGCCTTCTTTGTGGGTTATTAATTGAATAATCAAGAGTTCCCCAAATATCAGGAATACCCCATAAATCTAACTTAACAAGCAATTCAGACTTTTTTATAATATTAGAATGCCCTATGCTCTTGAAAACCAAATCCAGATATTCTGCAACATCCTCTATAAGAACCTTATCATCAAGTTCTAATCCAACAAGAGCCATAATATTGTGACATCCAGGACTAATATAATACTTTTCCATAACTTTATGAAGCATAGTCCCATGATCTGCGTATGAACTTGGTTCTTTTTCTGTTATTGTAGATGTAATCATAAGATTGTCTATTAACTCAACTGATCCTGGACAAGCAATAATCCTGGACAATTGAGACGGACTATATTTTGAATGTTCTGCCATACTTTTTACTCCTCTTTATTATTTAGAAATCATAGCTTTATCAAAGCCAGTTGACTTACTATTAACTATTACATTTAAACTCCCAACCATATTCTGCATATGCTCCACTTGAAATTCAAGTGATGAACATCTTTTGTCGAAATGGAGAATTAATAAAATAAATATAATGGTTAAAATTATAAACAATACATCTTTACGCACTTTTCACCTCCTTTTTCCCTTCACAATAATTACAAAGTTCAGGAAACTCACCTGAAGGATACATAGGCATAAATGTAGGATTCTTTTCACTCCAAGAACTACCTTTATACTTTATAAGTTGTGAAGGCTGACTTTTATCTACTTTTGAATGTACAAGCTGGTTACACATTCTGCAACGTGGAAGTTTTGCAATAATTTTTCTACATTTCTTTGACATTGTTAAGCTGAATTTATGTTTCATTACCCCTACCCCTCTTTATTCATTAATCTTGCATAATGGGCAATAAGTTCTTCCCAAGTATTACACTTTATATTACAATGATCTTCTACATATATGGAAAACTCCAATCCATTACATGGATTTGTAATACTGTAAGTTCTAGCATTTATAGCTATATTTGAGTATTTATGAAACTTTGCTTGAAGCTTTTTTGACATTTCCATAATTTGATTAATCTTTTCCACAATCCCTCTCTTTTGCTTATTTAATAACTTCTTTGATTTGAAAATTGTCTCTCATGCCACCAAAATAATATTTTATTGAACCATGAGTTACTTTCAACTTTTTTGCAAGTCTTAATGTCATCAAAAAATAAGCTTTATTGATGGTTGAAGCATGTCTGAAAAAATTATGAAGTTCACCAAAATAATTAAACTTACCTTCATAAAGTGCCATTTGTTATCCTCCTAATTGTGTTAAAGCTTTAAAACACCAATAATATCCAAATATTACACCAATAAGAAAAACAAAAAAGTATTTTATCCATTTATTCATGTTTATTCCTCCTATTTTACCAGCTTCCATATCTGATTAATCCGGCATTATATAGAGCTTCTATACGTTCTTTTAATAGTTCTTGGGCTTTATTCCATATCTCTTCTGGTACGTCTCCGTAATTCCAACACCAATTACCAAAAAATTTGCTTATTGGGTCTTTCAGTACTAAACCTGTGTCTTTTATCACGTTTTCTATCAGTGCGCCCGGACGAGTCATTCCCGGTGCACAATCTAATTCTATTGTTTGCTCCTTTTTTATTATTTGTTCCTCCCCTGTTAAAAGCTCATCTAAATAATCGGGCTCTAAGCCAAACCATTCAGCACATATATCATAAGGTATTTCGCCTTCTTCAAATCTGGCATATAATTCTTCTTTTGTGTCTTTAACAAGTTGTATTGCCTCTTCCTGAGTCATACTATCTCTTCTCATTAAAATTTCTATTATACTTTCCATATTTACCTCTTAACTCTTGGATTTAACATTTTATCTAACATACTGTAATTAATAGTCATACAATCATACATCCTGTTTTCTAGCACCGATTCTTTGATTTGAAATTCAATATAATTCTTGGATTTAGTATCTTATCCAACATATTGTAATTAATAGTCATACAATCATACATTTTGTTTTCTAGCACCGATTCTTTGATTTGAAACTCAATATCATACTTGTCACTTTGTGCTCTATAAAGTTCTTCAATAACTGCATGCCGTTTGCTTACTAATTCATTGATTCTGTCATAATTACCCATTTGTTTTTCCTCCAGTTTGCTTACTAATTCATTGATTCTGTCATAATTACCCATTTGTTTTTCCTCCAGTTTGTTTGGTAGTTAATATTTACTTCTTAATCTATACATTATTTTATCTCATATCAAGAGCATAATGTTTTTTAAATGAAAGAGATTCTAAATGACCAAGACTTCCACTATCAAAACGAATGATTCTACTAAAAGAAGTCATTCTAATACGTATAAGAATATTATTGCCTTCTTGTTCCCATGTTTCATTTTCTACATAATTTGGATTAATTCTGTAACCTTTGAGTTTCATTGTGTTAATAAAATCTTCTTGTGATTTTGCCATAATTACCTCCAATATGTTTGATGGTTAATATTTTACTTTCCAACCTATACATTATATTATTATATCAAGGTTTTAACTGAAAGTAAACATGCAATACCAAAAGAGATAAAATAACTTTTAATCAAAATCAGTTAATTTTGGAGGCATAACATACTTAACCCATTGTCCTTGCGTGACTATTCCATTCTCAATGGTGCCTTTATACTTTTTAAGAGTTTTCATTCTATTTGTAGTATGTGTATAATTGCCACATAGCCGTTTGAGTAGGTGCTTTAGTTCTGCAGGTTTGATTTGAAGAGTAGGATATTTTTGTTTTATAGTACCCAATATTTCACTCATTTTTGAAAGTTCTTTATTATGTTGAACTCCAATACTTTCATAGTCGGGGACTTTATTATGAGTTTTCATATCAAAGTCAAAAACATCCTTAAGTATTATTTCCATATTAGATTGAGCTCTAAACTCCTCATTTACTTTATATTGTAGTTTTATTGTCTCTTTAGTTAACTTCCATGGATGTACACCATTCACCATAGCCTTTTTGCCTTTGGCTATATAGTCTCTATAAAAGTGATGCCAATTAATGCTTTCCATAGCAGTTGTATCAATAAATCTCACATCTATCATCGCCAGTCTTCTATTACTATCTTGCTCAAATGCCAAACTTCTCCTATTTGTTGTACCTGCCAGAACAGCATTCTTAAACTCCTTTCGCATTGACTTTTCATAAATTGGTACATAGTCAATTACATCCGAAGTGACATAAGTTTTGAACAATGAGTCATTCTTTTGATTATAAAAGATTTCAAATTCATCTGTAACAACTAGAGCAGACGTTACCAAAGAAGTTGCAAAGTCTCGTATAGATTTTGCCCCTCCAAGTGTTTCAGTTGAATTAGTAACAAACTGTCTTCTTAAGTTAGATGGAAACAGCATTGAGAAAAAGGTAGTCTTTCTACAATTTTCAGGGCCTGTCATAACAAGCATAAAGCTTCGCTGGGAATACTTCCTCTCTATATTGTAAAGTGGCATCATCATTTCAAAAAAAAATGTATCAAAATAAATTCTGGCTAGCTCAATATCCTGTGTCATATTGAATTCTATACATGATATAAGAAAGTCAAGATTGGATTTTGAAATGTCAGTATCTTTTTCAACCATACTTTCAGATAATTCCTCTGCAGGAGTGTCCAACCACAACTTGAGCATATTCACCATCTTTACATTATCCACTAAATAAGCACTAAACAATGGAGATACAGTTGAATAGGTAACATTGGTATATCCATTATTTTGAGCTATTATCCAGAACTTAAATTTAAGCTCATCTAATTGATATGGTCCTATCATTCCAAAATAGTCTGATACAAGTCCTTTGCCAAGAAAAAACTTATTTAGTATATCCTCATCTGCTTTGACATAAAAGCTGCCATTAAATATGTCTTGACACAAATGGATATTAAAGTAATTTACCATATATTCAAAGTTCTCACATGAATTAATCATAGGCTTTCCAGTAGGATTGCCTTGATTGTCATAGGCTTCTTGAGGCCATTGAAACTTCAATAGTTGAGCAAATTTAAACAATGTATGGAATGTTATTCCAGAGTCTTTTTGGGATAATGAAGACCAATGTTTTATTACATCTTCTTCACTTTCAAAGGATGCTTTATCAGTTTGAGACCATTCTACAATGGCAGATACTATTCTGGTCATTTGATTTGATTTAATAGCATAATCATGACACGCAGATAAAATTTTTAACCAATAGTCATAGTGGTTATAATCCTGACCAGTTATAGCTTTATAAACTGTTTTGACTCGAGTTCTTTGATCCAAAAAGCATGTATTAAGTGCCTCGAGAGTAAGATTTAATGGTGGTATATTTAATTCAGTCTCCTCCTTTCGTCGATCTTTATTTTGTTGTATAGCATTGTCTTGTTGCTTTTCATCAATAACAAACCATTGCTTTAAGTCTTCAGATTTTATAGTTGCAATGCTTTCTCCAGCCACTTGGTTCCCAGTTATAGTAACATATCCAGAGTTTATAAATAGCTCCCCACCAATACATAAGTCCTTAGATAGGTTAACTCTACCAGGAAGACCATTTTTATCTCTACAATGCATCAATATTCTGACTCCGCATCCCGATGGTGATATTTCAGTATAAGAATTATACTTTATCATAAACTGTTGAAAAGCTTCTGACAATCGTGACATATCAAAGATTCTTTTGCCCAACTTAGCATCTTTGTCATCAATATCAAAGGCTATCAAATCAGTATGCTTATTTATTTTAATCCCAGGATATCCATCTTTAATGGCTTCATGAAATGTTACACCTTGTTTGTCTGCATCTACTGAATGGCCTTGCTGGGCACACGGAGGTTTGGTATAAGTACCATCTTTATTTTGGAGATAATAATATGCTAACCAAATTTTGGCTTTAAGGATTTCTTCTGGAATGTTTGCAGTTATATTGATTATAATGCCATCTTTATCCGGTTTGAGCATTTATATAATCCTTTAACAATTTGTTGGTTTCTATTAACTCCATTCTATTATATTTCTTAATTTCTGCAAACTCAAACCCTCTCCAAAGATTACGTAAAGTAGCATAACCAAAAGAAAAATAAGACGCTGCTTCTTTTGCAGTATAATGGGCTTTAAATAGTTCTAATGCAAATGATTTTTCTTCGTTAGACATATAATTTCTTGTTGCTGTCATTTCATTCACCTCCTTTTATTTTAATAATATTACTATACTTTATTCTTTTAAAAATGTAAACAAAAAAAGTGCTGAATTAATAAATAAGTCTGGAATGGTAAACAAAAATAAATTAGAAAAATTAAGTAATGCTGAGTTAAATTGCACAAATAAAAATGATAATGCTGAGTCGAGTGTGCGCTGAGGAAAAATTGGAAATGGCTAAAAATAGTGCTGAATTTTTGCTGTTTTTGCCTGGACTTGCTAAAAATAGTTGTATGAAAAATTTTGATTATGCTGAGCTTTTTGTGAGCTGGTACCAGCATCTTTTAATGTCTTTCAAATACTTTTAATTGGCAAAAAAAAGTGAAAATGATTGGGGAAGTGGAGAGAAATTCGACTTTCACTATTTCAAAAAACGTAATAAAATTAAGTACTTATGGGCTGGAAATGGCTAAAAAAAGTGAATAGTGAAAGAGTGAAGAATTCTAAAAACCTGCCATATGTATATATAGGCCTTTTTACTGACTTAGCTTTAATAACTATATATTTTCATTTTCATTAAAAAGATTGTATAAGTATTTGAATTTATTATATAAAATAAAAGAATGAAGGATGAGTGTGGTAATGCTATTTCTTATCCCATATCTAATCTAACTCCTTTGGCATGGAAATCAGTCTTATCGATTTGCATACACAATAAGTATAGAACATCATTTTTTCGCGTATAAATTATAAATACACAAATGGTCAATGATACCGGATCAAAATTATCATTTCTTTCTGTGTGGCTTTTAAATCTACAAATAATTGGTAATACCGGATCAAAATTATCATTTCTTTATGTGTGGCTTTTGAATACACAAATGGTCAGTGATACCGGATCAAATTATCATTTCTATCTGCATGGCTTTTAAATCTACAAATAGTCAGTGATGCTGGAAAAAAATTTTGAGAAAAAAAAAATCTCAAGACTTATAAAAAGTCTTGAGATTTTTAATTTAATTTAATTTGTTAGATTTCTTTAACTTCATCAACTTTTTCAACTTCATCAACTTTTTCAACTTCATCAATTTTTTCAACTTTTTCAATTTTCATGAGAAACTTTCTTCCTTGAGGATTAGTACATATTTGATGGCCATCTGTTCTAAGATATGTTAATTGTGATGAAACATTTTTTGTTGAGATATTTAATTTTTTTGAAATATCAAGAATTGAAATACTTTCACAACTTCTCAACAAATCTAAAACTTGAGACTTTCTCCCATCTTTTCCATTAAAAAGTTTTGCGTGAAGATCCAAAATAATTTGTTCTTGATTCTCTATGATAGTCAATAATTCTTTTTTGCTACTTTTCTCATAATTATTCATGTTTTATCCTTTCTTTTATTGAATAACTTAATTGTTATTCATAATTAATATATACACTATAAAAAAGCTTTTGTAAACATTTATTTTTTGAAATTGCAATCTTTATTTATTACTTATGATAAAAAACAAATGACATTTATTAAATATAATTAAGTAGCAATTAATATTACTCACAACAATTAATAAATAGAGTAATAAAAAATGAATCATATTCATTCTGTGTTACTCATAATATAAAACAAATGGAGTAATAAAAAATGAATCATATTCACTGGATGAATTATATTCATTGGATGAATCATATTCACTGGATGAATCATATTCACTGGATGAATCATATTCATTGGATGAATCATATTCACTGGATGAATCATATTCACTGGATGAATCATATTCATTGGATGAATCATATTCACTTATTGAGTTCCATCCAGCTTTTTCCCTGTCAAGCCCCCTATGCCTCTTTTAATAAAAATAATTGTATAAAAATCATAGGGTCAATCGGAAATATTTTATCATTTTATTTTTACTGGCTATAAACTGACAGTCCAGCATTACCATAGGGTCAATCGGAAATATTTTATCATTTTATTTTTACTGGCTATAAACTGACAGTCCAGCATTACCATATAAGTATTCTGTGGTTTATTTTTTACTAGCTATAAACTGAATAATCCAGCATTACCATATAAGTATTCTATCTATAAACTAACAATCCAGCATTACCAATGTTGAATATCCAACAACTCTTATATTCAATCCAGACTTATTTGCATCCCAATCTCACTTTTTTATTTACAAAGACATAAAACTATAGTATAATATATCTTAAAGATTATAATAGATAAAGGAAGATTATGAGCGATACAAATTGGGATTTGATACAATTTAAATATGAATTTTTGGGGTTTTCATTAATAGATTTAGCTCGTGAACATTCAGTCTCGTTCGCCGTTTTAGAGTATAATTCTAAAAACTGGAAACAAATTTCTTTGGTACAGGATAATCCAGTAGACATGAGTGATATTAAGTCTCTAGATGATATAATAAAAAAATTAAGCACACAAACTTTAAATCAAACACAGGCTTTCCAAATCCTCAAACAAAAGTTTCTTGGTCCAAAATATATTGAACTTGAAACTGTACTCCTCCATAAAGCAATCTCCATAGCTGCAAATATAAAAGAAGATGATCCACGATCAGCATCAACACTGAAATCGCTGACTGAGACGCTAGTGAACTTGATAAGTCAAAATCCACTCTTAAAGTCTGGAGAGGTGGTTAGTGGTGAAGGAGATAAAATATGGGAAGTTAGAATTGTGAATGCAAAACCAAAGGAGACTATATTAAATGAGTGAGGTAGAAAGGAAAAAAGTTTATGGGGGTCCGGATAGAAAATCTTTTGATAATGGCAATGTTATTCCGGCACTCTTTAATAAGGAAGATCCATATTGGGATACACCTGCTGCATTAAATTCTATTGATAAGTTATGTAAGTCTGGTAAAATGAAAGACCTCATTATAATCTACAGAACAGAAGAAGGCGTTTTTGCATACTATCGTGGACTTGGTACTGAGATAGTTGTCTTAGGAATGTTAGAGTTTACAAAAAGGTTAATTAATAACTAATGGCATTACAATTACAAGTACCATCAAAATTAGCTCCCTTTATAAGCAAACTTAAGAGGTACAAGGTTGCTTATGGTGGTAGAGGTGGTGCCAAATCAATGTCCTTTTCAGATATGTTAGCTGTAAAAGCACAAACTGAAGGAGCTTTAGTAGGTTGTTTGCGTGAATATCAAAATTCAATTGAAGACAGTGTGTTTGCACTCTTAAAGTCAGAAATTGCTAAACTTAAAATTCCTGGTTTTAAGAACTTCAACAATAAAATAGATCATACAAGTGGTGGAGGGTTTCGCTTTAGGGGACTTGCAAGATCTATTGAAGCAATTAAGTCCATGTTTGGCTTTAAGTATTTTTGGTTGGAAGAGGGTCAGTTTATCTCTGAAGAAAGTCTACGAATTTTGACTCCTACCCTCCGGGAAGAGAATTCTGAACTATGGATATCGGCCAATCCTATGAGTAAAACTGACCCCTTCTCTCAACGGTTTATAGTTCCATACCAAGTAGAACTTGACAAAAACGGTTTTTATGAAGATGACTTACATTATATAGTAAAAATTAATTACAGTGATAATCCTTGGTTTCCTCCTGAACTTGAAGCCGAAAGACTCAATGACTATCAATCTCTTCCTAGAGCTCTTTACGATCACATCTGGGAAGGTGAGTATAATGATTCAGTAGACAATGCTCTTATAAATGCTAAGTGGTTTGACGCATGTATTGATGCCCACTTAAAGTTAGGATTTGAACCTCTTGGCATAAGAGCATCTTCACATGATCCTTCTGATGAAGGAGAGGACACTAAAGGTTATGCCTTTAGACACGGTTCTGTGATTTTTCAAGTTGAGGAAATGGTCACAGGAGATATTAATGAAGGATGTGATTGGGCAACCGGACTTGCCATACAAAATAATTCAGATGCCTTTATATGGGATTGTGATGGTGTGGGAATTGGTCTTAACAGGCAAGTTAGCCAAGCATTTGGTGGGAAAAACGTAAGACTGTCACAGTATAAAGGATCTGAGAAAGTTGAGTATCCAAATTCGATATATGAACCAATAAGTGCTGAAGGATCAGATATATTCTCAGTTCAGAATCAAAAAACAAATAAAGAAGTTTTCAAAAACCTCCGAGTTCAAAAGTACTTTGAACTGAGAAATAGAATTTATAGAACTTTTGAAGCAGTTGAAAAAGGAAGATATCACAATCCTGAAACACTAATATCTTTTTCTTCTGGTATCGTTGAACTCAATAAACTTAGGTCTGAATTATGTAGGATACCAAAGAAACCTAATGCGAATGGAATGTTAGATTTATATTCCAAGGATAAAATGAAATCTAAATTTAAAATTGCCTCACCAAATTTAGCGGATTCTGTTAAAATGTTGTGGAAGGTCCCAAAGATTGTAAATGTAGGAGGTACTAAAAGACCTCAATCAATTAGGGTGATAGGTTCTACTTATAGGGATCAAAAAAGAAGGGCTACTTACTAATGGCACTTGAACTAAAACAACTCAAAAAAATGCATGAAAAAGCTTATATAGCTAACCAGATTCCAAGAGAACGGTCTGCCAATGATCTTGTATTCTATTGGGTGACACAATGGGATCAAGAAGTTCTACAATCTTCTCAACTTGCATACCGTGGTGAATTTGATATATTACGTAAGGCTGGAAGGCAGATTTTATCAGACCTTATTGCAAATCCTGTTCAAGTAGACTTTATTCCTATAAATGAAACAAGAACTGATGCAGCCGAACTTGCTGATGGTTTATATAGATCTGGTCTTCAAAAAAATACTTCTATAGAAGCATTTGAGAATGCAGAAACAGAGAACGTAGTTTGTGGGGTAGGAGCTTGGTTACTTTATACAAAATATGAAAGTCAAAATATTGACAATGATAAACAAGTAATACTCCGTAAACCAATTTTTGAAGCTAATAATACAGTATATTGGGATCCAGATTCAAAACTTTTAGATAAGTCTGATGCAAAGTATTGTTCAGTTTTAACAGCATATACAGAAGAAGGTTATAAAACTTTAGTTGAAAAGATCACTGGAGAAGAAGTTAAAAATTTAAACGCAGGATCTTTTAAACTACCTGAACACTCTTATACATTTCCGTGGTTAGGAGGAGAAGGTAAGAAAATTTATATTACAAGTTTTTATCACATAGAAGAAATTGATGATGTTGTTCTTACAATGGAAGATTCATTTGGTGAAACTCTTGATTTACAGGAGTCTGATCTAGTAGATATAATGGATGACATGATTGATGGAGGTTATTCAATAGTCTCTGAAAGAAAAATCAAAAGAAATATAGTAACAAAGTATATTGCTTCTGGAGCAGAAATACTTAAGGAAGAAAGAATAGCGGGTCAGCATATCCCAGTAATACCGTGCTATGGAGAACACGCAGTAGTTGAAGGAGAGGAATATTGGGAAGGTATAACAAGACTTGCTAAAGACCCACAACGTTTAAGAAATTTTGCCTTTTCATATATGGGTGATATACTCTCAAGATCACCACGTCAAAAACCTCTGTTCTGGCCTGAGCAAATTCAAGGATTTGAAGATATGTATTCTGAGAGTGGTATTGATAATGCATATCCATACTTACTCATTAATAGAAAGACAGCAGATGGTGAAGAATTACCACCAATGCCAATAGGAGTTATGCCAGAACAACCTATGCCAACTGCTCTTCCTATGGTATTAACTCTAACTAGAGAAGCAGTTACTGATGTAGCTAATCCTGGTGTTCCTGATAAAGTTGCCGAACCAGACATTTCAGGAAAAGCTGTTCAAAAGTTAGAGGCCAGAATTGAACGTCAGTCTATGAGATTTCAAACGCATATGAAACATGCAAAACGCAGAGATGGTGAAGTCTGGATTTCTATGGCTTCTGAAGTTATAGATACCCCAAGAAAAGTTATGGTTGAGTTATCTGATGGTACCAAAAAAGAAACTCAAGTAATGGATACTATAATCGATAAAGAAACTGGTAATCTTATTACCGTCAATGATTTGCGAAGAGCTGAATTTGAAGTCTTTTCTAAAATAGGTCCCAGTTACTCAAGTCAAAAAGAACAAACAATTGATAGATTAGAATCAATGATGATATTAATGGCTCCAGATGATCCTGTAAGAAAAGCTCTACAACTTAAAATACTTGCTCTTTCAGATGGTGTTGAATTTGATGACATCAGAGATTATGTAAATAAACAGTTAATGATAATGGGTATTAGAAAACCTCAGACACCAGAAGATGAAGCTTTCATGAAACAAATGCAACAAAGTCCAAAACAACCAGATGCTGCTACAATGATAGCTATTGCAGAAAATAAGAAAGGGGATGCTGATCTTCTTGAACAAAAACGCAAAGGTATTGAAATGCAGTTAAATGCACAAAATGATCAAAGACAATCAGCTATTGATGCTTTTAATGCTGAGACAAAACGAATAGATGTCATATCAAAAATAAGAGAATCTAATCTAAAAGTTGATATGACAAATATAGAAGCTTTTGGTAAACAAGTTGATAATGCTACTAAACTTATTGACTTGAAGAGATTGACTAAAGAACTCTATACAGGTAGAGGTGAACAACAGAAGCAGACTGGTTAAAATGCAAGTACTTGTGCTTCATCACAAGGCACCTAACATCAAGGAGAAAGAATGATGGTTGATAATCTGGCAGTAAAAATTGAGGATGAAAATCTTGGAGATGAGAATCTCGGGGATGAAAATCTTGGAGATGAAAATCTTGGAGATGAAAATCTTGGAGATGAAAATCTTGGAGATGAAAATCTTGGAGATGAAAATCTTGGAGATGAAAATCTTGGAGATGAAAATCTAGATAAGGATGGTAAATCTAAAGAAGTAGCTAATTGGATGAAGGAAGATGATGACCAGACACCATCTGATACTATGCCAGTTAGTGCACATATACGTGCAAAACATAAATTGAAGGGAAAAATCGGGGAAAGAGACTCTGAGATTGAAAAACTTAGGAAAGAAAATGAAGCTCTTAGGAATCAAAGTCTAGTAACTCCTACTCGAGATAAAACCCTGGTAAGACCCAAACAAGATGAATATGAATCTTTTGAGGATTACCAAACTGCTCTGGATAAGTATGAAGACAAACGACTTGATTCTAAGATTTCTGTAGTACAAGGGCAAAATAAACTTCGGGAAACACAAGCGAAGGCAATCGAAAAACTTAATGCAGCTGTAGATAGTCATTATGTACGAGCTGATAAGTTAATTAAAGACAGTGGTATTTCAGCAGAAACTTATAAACAAGCAGATGAAGTAGTAAGGAATGCCATAGAGGCAGTCAGACCAGGGCAGGGTAATTTAGTTGTTGATCAAATAATCTCTATCTTAGGAGATGGTTCTGAAAAAGTTATATATAAATTGGGGAGAAGTAAAGCTCTTCGGGGTGAATTAATAACTCTTCTTTCAGAAGATCCCCATGGTTTAAGAGCAACTGCTTTTTTAGGTGAACAAAAAGCAAAACTATTAAGTACCACCAAAAGAAGATCAAATGCACCTACACCTTCAAATGAAATAAATGGAGATGCTACGTCTTCTAATAAAGAGCGGGTTTTCAAAAAGAAATATGATGCCGCTCATGCTAAAGGCAATACTCAAGCTGCCTACAATGCTAAGAAGGAAGCAAAAGTCGCAGGTGTTAATACTTCTAAGTGGTAGAAAGGGATATAAATCATGGCTTTATCAACAGGTAAAACTGCTGAAGTAATGTTTGAAAAATTTAAGGATACTTATGAACATCAACTGACACTTCTTGATTTGGTTGATTTTCATGAGCCGGCATCAGGAATGATGCAGAATTCCAGTAATGTAATTTGGTATCCTGTACAACAACATGCACCAGTAATTGCTGGTTGGGATCTTACAGGTCAAGAAACTGGAATTATAGAGGAAACTTACCCGGCTGTTCTTGGAACTCCTAATAATGATTTTGTTCAAATGAGAGCAGATGACTTAAGGGATATGCGTTTCTGGGAACGTAGAGCTGAAACATCAGGTAAACGCCAGGCTACTACATTGAACTCAGATATTGCTAATGCAATTGCTGTTCAGGGTGCTTTGTTTTACAGATCCAATGCAACAAGTGGTTATGAGTTTATTGCAGAAGCTCAGGCATTAATGAATGAACGACAGGCTAATAGTTCTCAAAGGTTTTTCTGTATAAATGACAGAGACAATCTTATCTTTGGTACTGATTTGGCCGCTCGTCAAACTATGCAGGGTCAACCTGCAGAGACTTGGAAAACAGGTCAGATTGGTAGAAATATAGCAGAGTTTGATGTTTATGTTGGTTCTTTTCTGCCAAACATCGCAGGAGCTGCAGATCCTGCTGTAACAGTAACTGGCAATCAGGCATTCGTGCCTTCAGGTGGTTCGGTAAATGCTACTACCCGTGTTGTAACAAATGTCGATTATCGTGAAGCATCTTTGGTTGTTAACAATTCCGCTCTTATGGCAGTTGGTGACAAATTCACTATCCAAAATGGTGGAGTTAATATTCAGTCGATTGGCCTTGCAGATAAAAATCCTACAGGTCAGGCAATGATCTTCACAGTTATTGAGTTAACGGATGCAACTCATATTAAAATTTATCCAAAACCAATTGCAGCGAATCAGGCAGGAATTACATCGCTTCAAGCAGCATATGCCAATATTAATACGGCTATTCTTAATGCTGCTACAATTACTCGTCTCAACATTGATGCTACTAAGAAAACCAATCTCTTTTGGGATAGAGCAGCGATTGAAGTAATTGGCGGTTCAATTCCAGGTGATCTCTTTAAACAGTATGATGGTATGAGAGTTCTTACTGATACCATGTCTAATGGTCTTACACTCTATATGGTTTATGATGGTGACATTGCTACCATGAACTTCCGGTTTAGACTGTTTACTTGGTATGGAATTACTGTTAATAACCCCACAAACTGTGGAGTTGCTGTTACTTTTTAGTTAACCTTTTCTCCGGGTGGAGTATAACAACTCCACCCTGAACAAGGAGGATTTAAGTATGTCAAGAATAATAAGAATTGGAGAAATTTATCATCAACAGGATTCAGATAATACTGATGATTTGTCAACTACTGTTGCTGCAGATGTATTAGCAATTCCTGTAACTCATGCAGATGTTGCTAAGACAACTGGTGCAGATGCTGAAGCATTAACTTTGGCAAATGGTAAACCTTGCCAAGTATTGTTAATTGGTCTTGTAACTGATGGTGGTGGAGATGGCACGTTAACTCCAGTAACTTGTTCAGGATTTGCTACTATTGTATTTGCAGATGCTGGTGATCAAGCTGTTTTACTTTATGTAGATGATACTGTTGGATGGGTTATTTTTTCATTATCTGGGGTAGCAGGTCCACCAGCTTTCACAGTTTAATATTAACTAGTTTCTACCTGAGGGGGGTTTTATACCCCCTCATGAACAAGGAGAAATATTATGTCTAATAGAATGAGAGATTTTTTTCACACTGGTTTAAATGTTTCAAGGTCTGACCTTGAAAGACTTATGAATGACATTTCTACAATAACCCTTAATGGGACTAATTACTTTGTTGATAGTACAATTTCACAAAGTGGTGATGGTAAATCATGGGATGCTGCTTTTAAAACTCTGACTGAAGCTGTAGCAGCAGCTGTAGTTCGGAATGACGTGATTAATATGGCTCCTGGTGATTATGATGAAGATGCTGTTATTAATATTACAACCCAGGGACTTATTATTCGTGGTCCTCGTGGCAATGATTGGCAAAATAAAGCGATGATCTATAGTGGTGCTGCTGGTCATCTTATGACCATTAATGCTCATGAAGTTATGATTGATGGTATTGGTTTTTCTGCTGTTGATAATACTTTCGATGCTATTAGAGTAGGAACAACCATGTCACCTTATAAAGTTACCATCCGTAATTGTCGTTTTGATGGTTGGTCAGGTGAACATGGAATTTATCAAGGTGGTACATATGATGCTCCTGATCTTTTGATTGAACATAATCTTTTCAGAAGTTGGGATACTGGAGCTATTAGGATTGAGGGTACTCGTGTTATGGTACGGCATAATACTATTATTCTTGAAGGTTCTACAAGTGGTATTATTCATGTACCAACTGGTGGTAATAGACCTGATACTACATTAGAAGATAATGTAATATTTGGTACATATAATGGTGATACTGGTGTTGAGATTGTAGGTACACCAACAGAAGCTCTTTTTCATATGGCTCGTAATCATGTTGTTGGTTGTGAAGTTCCAGTTACATTATCTAAATATACTAACTGGTATGTTGGTAATTATTGGGGAAAAGAAAACTGGCGTTATGTTCCAGATACAGGTCGGAAAGCTGCTGAAGCTAGAGGAGCTTTTGGTAACCTTTTTTATGTTGATCTAAATATAGCGACAACTGGTCTTGATGGAAGATGTTGGGCATCAGCTTTTGATACTATAGCAGCAGGTCTTGCTGCTGCTGATACTGATGCTGCTCTTCATCGTAACTGGGCTAAACGAAATACTGTTTATGTTAGTTGTGATGGTGAATCTGAAACTTTAGTACTTGCAGCAGAAAAAACTGACTTGGTTGGTGTTGGTTATGATATTGGTTCTAAACCTGTTGTTACAGGTAATTTCACAATTGGAACTGCTGTACAAGGTTTTAGAATTTTTAATATGGGTTTCATTCCTACTACAATTGATCCTGTAATTACATTTCCAGATGGTATGCATAAATGGGAACTCCATGATGTTGATATATATAAAGTAGAAGGTCAGTTAAATTCAGTTATGATTTTAGCAGCTGCAACTACCAGAAATTGGGTAATGAAAGGTTGTAGAGTTATGGCTGATGCTGGTGGTGCTAGAAGTACTATTGGGGTATCTTTAGTTGGTGATTCTGGTGCTGGTATTATGGATAATTGTTATATTGAGGGTATAACAGCATTAAAAGTAGCTAATCCTTCAATACAAACGATTCTTAGGAATTCTGAACTTGTAGCAACAGCTTTAACTCTTGATGATGATTCAGATGATTGTAATTGTTTTAATTTGAATTTTGTTTCTGATGCTGCTGCTGGTGATGCAACTGCAACCGGTTGTTTAGATTGGAACGTACGAAAAGCTGCTAATTGTTATTTAACAGCATTGGCTACTAATGGACCAATTCCTAACTTAACAGCTCACGCATAACCTTTTAACTTTAAAACCATATGTGGGAGTAGAAATACTCCCACATAATTAAGATTGGGGGGATTACAAATGGCAGTAGTATTATTTAAAGATGGAATTCCAAAAATATGCAATGAGTTTTCATTTTTGCATGAACTTGATAATGGATATTCTTTTACAAAAGAACCTGTTGAAGAAGTTATTGAAGAAGTTATTGAAGAAGATGAAAATGCAGATGAGGAGTAATTATAATGGCAACTGGTGATACTAAAGGTGATATATTAAATAGAGCTTTTTCAGCTTTAAGAATTTCAGGAATTACTGCTGATCCTTCTCCTGAAGATTTAGAGTTGGCTATTACCAAACTTGAGAATATGGCTGCTGAATTTTCAGGGAGAAATATGAATACAGGTTATGCTTTTGAAGATGAACCTGACCCAAATTGTCCACATAATTTGGATAGAAAATTCTGGCATTCATTTGATGTTAATCTTGCAGTTAGATTAATGTCAGATTATGGCAAAGGGTTTAAACCAGATGTTGGTTTAATAAGACAAGCTTCAGCGGGTATATCATTTTTAGCATCAGCAACTGCCTTGGTTAAACAGATTCAGTATCCCGATAGAATGCCAAGAGGAAGTGGAATATCGATAGGTCCGAGATGGAGAAAATTCTATCAAAAGCAAATTGAAGCTCCTAATTCATATTTGACTAAAACAATGTATACTGGGGATATAAATGATTTTGTAGAACATTTTGACTCATATCTTAAAACTGGTGAAGATGTTTCTGCTTATACAATTGAAGCAGAAACAGGACTCACAATAAATTCAGATTCTCTTGTTACTCCTGATGTTTTATATAATATAACTGCTACAGGGAATTCTGATGGTGTAGCAATTAGTTTACTTAAAGTTAGGATTATAGCAACAACTTCAGATGGTAGAGCAGAAACAAGGATTATTAATTTTAGATTATTAGAATCAGGAATAAATGATTAAAGGGGGTTTAGTATGGCTAATACAATTAAAATTACTAATAGAACTATTGAAATAAGTGCAATAGATGAAGATTACATGATGCCACAGAATATCAATGTTCAATCTGTTGTTTTTTTACCAGGTGCAATTAATGATTCAGTTGACATTGTCGAAAATAGTATTCATGCCACTAACCCTATAAAAGTCAGATTGGTAAGTGGTGATGGTGAACCAAGAGGTTTAATACTTAATCAACGATTACAATTGGGTTTTGTTTTTGCTAATGGGATATTTACTCTGGGAGCTATAGTAATTTTTAATATTGGTGAGTTAAAAGGATAATATGGCTAATACAATTACAGTTACAAATAGAACTATTGAGATTAGTGGCATAGATTCTGACTATATGATGGATCAAGTCATCAATGTTCAGTCTGTTGTGTTTATTCCAGGTATATCACTTAAAACTCCAAATTATGTCAACATTATTGAAAATAGTTTACATACTACTAATCCAGTGAAAATTAAACTTATTAACTTAGTTGGTGGTAAAGAAGCAAGAGCATGTATATTTAATCAAAGACTACAACTAGGTTTTGTCTTTGCTAACTGTAATCTTGACGCATGGTGTAAAGTAATTTTTAATATTGGTGAAATTAAATTTGGTAATGATGTTATTACTACTCAAATGAAAATGAAACTCAGTGCAGAAGATATTGTACTTTAAGGAGTAACCAATGATAACAAGCGTAACAGTAACTAAACAATCAGTATCCCAAAGCATGATAGGGCAGTTCTCAGTAACATGGGAGCTGAAAGGGTTTGATGGAGCGACTGAATTATTTTCTACAACTTTTAGCGAAGGATTATAAAACAGGCGATTCTCCTTCAAGAGTTATGCTTGGGTTTAAGGATAAGATGCAGGCATATATAAATAAATACAAAGCTGAACAGGTATTGCTGAATCACGCATTAATGGATACGGCTGTTTCGACTGTTCGAGCAGCATTGGAGGTATAACATGGCATTAACTAAAGGATCTCAAACTACATTAGACGAATGGGCGGTAACAGCTAAAACAGCAATAAGACTTGGAACGGAGCTTGATGTAAGCGCTGCCTATGGTTGTACTCTTAATATTAAGGCGGCACTTGGTGAAGCAGTTGCAAGCACAGGACAGCCAGAGGTAATTATTCAGGTTACTGG